AAACTCTGACAAAATTCTGCCAACGGTTGAAGCAACATTTTTAACCATGCCTTTTAAGCCATCATCAAAAAAGTTAAATATACCGTTTGCTAACGCGCTCTGAATGTTACGCCCGGCTTGCATCCAAAGTTGTGATACGTCATCAGTTGCCGAGCGAGTAGTACCAACCATTCCTTTGGTCTTGTCTTCTCCCTGCTTTATTACTGTAATTATTTGTTTACGCGCAGCAATCTCTTTGTCAATTTCCGCGATTGCATTAGAGTTTGTTGATATCGCGCGCTTTTCTTGCAGCCTTGCGATTGTGGTTTTTTCAATGGCTTCAGCAACACTGATTTGTTCACGCTGCGACAAATCAAGCGCTTGTGCTTCTTGGCGTAATGATTGCAGTCTGTCTTGTGCGGATGCCGCGCTCTGTTGGTATGGTTTTAATAGATCATCTTGCGCCTGGCGTTCAATTTTAAGCAGCTTAATATATTCACTTTCAACGCGTCCTTGATCATTGATTCTTTTTGTCAATGAATCAATTTTTGAGGTTCTTTCAGATAACGGTTTATTCGCATCATCCAGTGCAATTGCAAACTTCTTTGTCGATTCTGTACTTGCGTCTTGAGCGGCTATAACATCTCTGCTTGTGCCGATTGCTTTTTTTAGATCTACATCAAGCTGTACAAGTTTTTCTTGCTCGTGCAATAATGCGTTTTTGTCGAAAAATACTGAATCTTTTTTTAACTCTAAACCTTTGATTGTTTCCTGAGTTTTCAGAATTTCACGGCGTATTTGTCCAACATCTCCCAATATTTTAGGATTGCCAAATGACTCTACGAATAATTGTTTTACGCCAGCAAGCGCACCGGCCAATAATCCACTCTGCTGAGTAACCGAAACCATCGTATCAGCAACGCGCGTGAGTCCTGGTATCATGCCTTGCACAAATTCGCGCCCAAGCGTAGATACTGACTTACTCAATACATTTAGTTGATCATTAAAGCGCTCGGCCTGTTTTGCTGATTGTTCCGTTACCGGATTAAACTTCTTGCCTTGCTCAATTAATGCGCCTAATTCTTTGGATCCTCCAGATAATAGCGGGATTAAATCAGCTATCTTATTGCCAAAAATTGAGGTAAATGCTATCGGCCTATCATCTTTGCTAAATTTCTGCAAAGCATCGGCAAGAGCGAGTAATTGTTTTTCCGGGGACAGGTCTTTTAAGTCTTTGTAGGATAAGCCTAATTGCTTGAGTTTTGTAGCTGCACCGCTTGACTCATCAGCAGACTCTGCAACCAGCAAGCTAAATGTGCGCGTGGCTTTTGCGACTTTATCAATTTCTACACCAGATTGTTCGGCGGCAAATTCCAGTCCGGCCAAAGACTCTACGGCAATGCCTGTTTTTTGTGACAATTTTGAAAGGCTATCTTGTGCCTCAAGCGTTTGTTTTGTAAAAGCAACAAACGACCCTATTGCAGCCGTAGCACCGATAGCAGAAAGTGCTGCACTCGCTTTTATAGCTGCTCCACCAAGCCCGGTCAAGCCAGAATTGACGGAAGCAAAAGCAGCTGCTGTGCTATCTTTTGCAGTGATTATGATCTGTGTAGTAGCTATAGCCATTATTTTTTGCTAGCATGATATTCTTTTAATTTCAGTATGTTATCTATTAACAAATCAAAATCATCTATCTCTAGATACGCAGCCACAGAGTCAAGAGCGGTCCAATCCAGAGAGCCGCCCATCAGATTAAATGCTATTATCGATTTTTCTTGTATCTCTTCTAACTTGACTGGTGGCGCACCGATACCAATACCTATATCTTCATACGCCAGCCAGTCAACTATTTTTTTTCGTTCTCAATCCTTTCTGTGATTCGGCGCATTGAGTCTTCCAGCACAGATTTTGCTATTACACTAAACCATTCCGGCTTATCACCGATAATCTCGCAGAATAACTCTCTGTTAAATGGCACTAAATCAGCCTTTCCGCCATCAATCAAGTCAGATTCTTTAATGCCATCCCAGCCTGTTATGTGGTATCGTGAGACTTCAGCATCCAAAGTTTGCGCCTGCATGTATCTTGCAAACTCCTCCGCCGTTGCGCGTCTGCCGTTAAATTTAAGATCACCAATTGTTACAGTGATCTTCCTGTTTTCGCGTATTTTATCAGCAAGACTCATATTAGCTCGCGAACCATTGAGGTTTATTACGCAAAGTCAGGCTTACTTGTGATGTACCACCAGCACCAACGCCGCCATCAAAACCAGCTCCGCCAGAGCAGTAAGCATTAAATAATGCCTTATAACCATTTGATAATGTTACAAGAAATGCGCGCCTTGCTTGTGCTGCATCAGCGGCTTGCACCTCTACAATTGCGGTTGCAAGTGGATTAGCCAGACAAGCAAAAGAGCCTTTTTGTGCAGCGGCATGGCCGAAAACAATTTGACGCTCGTCATCATGTATAGTAGTTGCGTCTATTTCGTCCGGCGATGCATCGGGCAGTGACAAGTTAGTAACGTTGTCAAATGAGGTTCCGAACGTGATTTTCTTGGCAGTGCCGCCACTGGTGTAAGTTGTCCAGTTTGTTGAGTCGATGCCTTCAGCGACAAACGATACCGTAGTTGATACAGACTTAACACGCACAACACGGTTATTGATTTGAGTCATGCCACCGACTGCCTCAATTAAAATATAATCACCTATCGAGTAATCGTGGGTGCCTGTAATTACTGCTTCCGTGACCTTAGATATTGCCGTAATCGTTTTTGCTGCTGCGAGTGCGGATTGAATCTGTACAACCGCATTTCGCAAAATTAGTGCTGTAGCCATTTTTAATCTCCAGCGCCACCAAGGCGTTATGTTTGTAATATCCGGTCAGCGCTTCCCAGCGTTAGACCGGCCTGTTTCTCCAGCGCCACCAAGGCGTTAGGTTTATGATATCCGGCCAGCGCTTCCCAGCGTTAGACCGGCCTGTTTGCTCCTATAAAGCTGTAAAAGGCGCGTTTTCCAAAGTGTAAATTTCCGCCGCGAATCTCATATCTACAACACCGACCGGCTTTTCCCCTACAATATTCGGCTCTATTCCGGAAGTGCTATCCAGCCTAAAATTGCGCGCAAGCGTGACTGTCCCGGACAATGCAATTTCAATATCTTTACAAATCTCATCAAGCATATCGTCCATACCAACCGTTGTTTCTGCAATCACACTGATAATTAATTGCTCTTGCCGCAGTTGCTGCGCCGGGTAATCAATAGTCAATATCTCAATTTCTTCTTCACCCGTTTGCACGATCAAGCACGGCAATTCTGATGAGTCGACCGGGTATCTGCGGTTCTTGTAGACGTTTACTGCGTATGTTGTGAGCGACTGAACCAGAGTGGCAACCTGACCACGCAACTGCTTTCTGACGTGGTCTGTCATTGCAGTTCCAGAATCAATTTAGTCATGCCTGTGCCGTCAGGCTGGATGCCGCGCACTTTGTATGCCGTGCTATCCGATGCAACAACATCATCACCGTGGGCAACCCCGACAACATCAGAGCTTTTGCACAAAAAAACCGGCTTTTTAGACTCAACAAACTCAACAGTTACATACTCACTTGTTAAGATCCCATCCACAGCAGCCGCATTAATTGTCATCGTCTCATTAGCTAATTTCTCAGCTATTGATTCGGTAACTCTCGCTTGCAGTGCTGCGAATGGCATCGGCATTATTATGTGCCTACGAGCGTATAAACACCGATTCTCATCGATACGGTAGAGCTGGGATTTGCTGCATCAGCTACAGCTATCCCTACAGCTCGCTGCCCTGATGTAGTTTTGTTCACTACTTTGTTGGTAGCATCCCAATAAAGTACGTCCCCGGCGGTAATAGCCAGAGCGCTTGTTTTGCCGATGGTTACAATACCCTCGGTAAGGAATGGCCCAGCTACTCCACTGGCGACATCTTCCTTAGCTACACCAAACAAAGCTGTTCCGAACAGATAACCGATACCAGACGCAACAGCCGCGCCCGGTGCTAGTGATAAAGTTTCGCCTCTTTGTAAATAAGTGTTCATTTATTAAGCTCCAACGTTTTTGTAAAGTCCACGATAATCAAGCGCTTTTGCAGCAAAATCCGAGCGCACCTTGATTTCCATTCCGTCTACATCAAATCCTTGTCGTGTTTCGATGTACGCTCCGTTTTGACCCTCAAGATAGCAATACTCAACAGTATCGATCTGGCTTGTGTCGGCGGCTAAATACCATGCCGTCGCACTTGCTGCGTCCAATCTCGCCTCTACAACAGTTACCAGCTCGCCCATAAATGGATTTGCTGAACTAGGCGCAGTTGGGAAAATAGGAGGCGCTGTAAATTGCCATGCTACAGTTTCAAGAGCTGCTGGAACAATCAAGAAACGCGGAGCCAAGTTCATTGGTGCCAATTTCGGTGTTTTTTGAATCCGAATCGATTTACGACCAATCGTCAATGAGTCAACAGAAATTACTGTTCCGGTGCCGGTCAAATTCGCATGAGTGGCGTGAAATAATGCTACGCTATCAGCTAATGCAGCATTTGCGGTCAAAATCCCGTAAACAATATCTGATTCGATATTTGCTGCCGCCACCGCAAGCATTCCAGGGATGCGTGTAAACGCGCTTAGATCGTCATTGATGATCGCTTGTCGTGTGATACCAACAATCTTTCCGTATGTAGCTAGCTCGTAAGTTTCTTTTCCGTCCGTCACGGTGCCGCGCGTGTATTCGCCGTTTGCGTCAACTTTGGTCAATGCTGGTGCATCAGACAAACTCACACGAGAGATTGTTTTAAAATCCGCAGCTGTTGCTTGTCGCGCCCATGATGTAAATGTTCTGGGTGCCGCATCATATGCTTTACGCAGAGATTTATTAGCCACATTGGCTAGTACATTTGTAAAATCTGATGTGCCTTGAAATGCGCGTGTTGCGATTTGCATACGATCCATGCCGCGCGTTTTTGTGCCAGCGCTCTCTAAAATATCTCGGCAGACATCAACCATAGTCATTCCGGCATATTGGCGCGCACCATCAGATAATTTACTTCCAGGATTCGCGCGATGTAAAATGGCTTCAGACATTAATTCGCTGCGTGTTTCTGTTTCGTCGCGAGTAGTTACAATATCAGCACGGCTTGATATTCCCGGTTTGTCTGTACGTTTCGCAAGAGCATCAAGAGTTTCCTTGCGCGCATCATCAACGGAGATTCCTCGCTCGATCATACCTTCAGTGATCGACTCATCCAGCGATACTGACCGGCACATTTGCTTGATTTCCGTGACGCGCTTACGTTCAGATGCCTGAGCCTCTGATCTGATCGCTTCAATATCAACTTTTTGAGTATCAATTGACCGCTGCGCTTCGATAACTGGTTCTTGCTTTTCTACTGCTAGCGTTTCTTTTTCCACGGCTTTTGCCTCCTGATTAATTGATCGTCCGATTCCTACGGTTGCATCAGCCGGGACATCGCATAGAGTAACTTCTATCGGAGTCCAGCTTGTTACTCGGTATTCGTTTGGAGAATTCTGATTTTCTTTGGTGAGCGTGCGCTCATTGATTTTATAACCTACGCTTACGTTAGCGATTATGCCGTCTTCAATGTCTTGTAGTAGTGGCTCCATGCCTTCGCGCCGAGACATCTTTACTTCAACGTAACCCCGGCCTTTATCAATCCATGCGCGTGTAGTAATACCAACAGATCTTACAGGCGCATCTTCAGTGACATCGCGACCATGATTTAGCAGCACAGGCGCGCCGGTGTTTAGGCGGGTTATATCAAGTTCGCTCGATTTGTGTCCAAGAACTTCAATCCAAGGCTCATCAAACCAGTTTGAGCGCAGATATGGCTCTTCAGAAGAAAATGGGAATTCGAGAATTAGGTTCTGTGACTGACTGGCTGACGCAGGATCTTCGCTAGGGTCAACAGCGCGCTTTTGTACAGAGAGTTGAAAGTTTCGTGTTACGAGTGCTTCGGACATAAACGGAACCTATAATAAGTTCCGCCTATTAGAATTGAATTGCTATTTCATATATATGCAAAAATGAAATTAGTTTACTGCGGTGTCGTTTATTGGCAAATCTTTATCGGAAGGATAGGGGATGCCAGCATCAGCAAACATTTTTCTATCCGCAACAATCTCATTCATTAAATCTTGCGGGTTATATCCGCGCTGGCGTGCGCCCTCTGACCATGACTTTAAGTTGTTACCTATTTCCAGCTCTTCGCCTTTGATATCTTTTAGCGGGTCTACCCAATCCCATTTTGGAGTTGTCCACTCAATCTCTTGATCTGTTTTAATACCAGGATTAGATAATGCTGCTGTTTTAAGCCAAACATTCATTATCCGTTCGCAAACCATCGGGATGAATGTAAGCCATTGAAATTGCTCCACTTCGCGTCTAAAATCAAGCGTACCTGCACGAATTGAAGAGTAGTTGACCTGCGACAGGTCGCCGGTCATTTGCTCATACGTGATACCTATCCCCGCCGCGATTGCGTGCAGCCTGGTGTTCACATATTCACCGTAGCCGGTCGAAGCTGGTGGATTATTAAAAGTAATCTTTTCGCCAATGCTTAAATACTCAATCATCCCAGGCGCAAGCTCTTCAAGTCTGCGCTGCGTGTCCGCTTCTACCGTCTCGCAGCCTAATGTCCTGGATTCATCACCTGGTTCAACAATTGCCGTAATACATGCTTCGGCAGCTTTACGTACTAGCGTAGCCTCTTCGTATTCATCCAAATCATTCGCCGTAATCATCACTGGTGCGAATATCGGCACACCGCGCGATTGACCTGGCCGCATCTTGTCGTAAACATGAATGATATCCTCAGCGATTACCCGAGAGGATTGCATCGACTGGAATTTAATACTGTTTTCACCAGGATGCTCTTTGTACAGCCAGTAAGCCGCACGCCGCCCGATTGGATCATATTCAATCCCATTCTGGATATAACCACCAGTTTTCAATAATTCATTTTTGTTTGTGTCGAGATAATCCGGCTCTAATACCTGAATTTGCAACGGCACAGACATTCCATCTTCAGGCCGTCTATACCTAAACCTGATCAAGCATTCCCCGGACTCATGGATTGTTCGCACCATCAGCCGTTGCAATCCATAAAAATTACATTGGCCGTCAGCATCACATTCTTTTACCCATTGCTTCCAAAGTTTTTGTGTTTTTTTGTCTTTGATACTTGGGATTATTCCAGTGCCAACAGCATTAGCAACAAATACCCGTAACCCTTTATTTGCATAAGGATTATTTCGGACAAGATCGCGTGACCTGTCTCTTAATTTAGATAGTCCAGGTGTTATCTCCGCATTCGCAGAAGTGCTTGGCGTTACCCACCCGCTTGTGCGTCTACCTGAATTCGCGCCGTCGTAACCGCGTTTAGTAAGCTTTCGTTTGAGCGTATCTTTTTTCTGCTGCTCGAAATACACATTTAAATTTTCAATGACGGCCATCAATCCATCCTGCGGGAAATGTAAGAAAATTTGCGTTTTGCTGTGACAGTCCCGGCAGATTGTAGCGCCGCGCTTATAGTATTTCGTGCTTTGATCAAATCATCCATTGAGCGATAAACAACTTCACGACCATCATACGCCACCTTTAATTCACCGCTCGCTATTGCTGTTTCGATTGCATCAAGCTGACTTAAAGTAAAACTCATGTCCTGGATTCCCGAATTTTACGCATCATTCTGTAAACAGTGATTTTCGATATTCCGTATTTTTTTGCTATTTTATCTTGTGGAACATTATTCTTAATATCGTCGACCATTCTCGCTTTATCAAGTTCTGAGCGCTTAGCAACATAAACAAGTCCCCCGCAAAATTCCTGCCGGACTGATCTGGAAATTCTGGTAGCGCAAACAGTATCAATACCATTTGCAATCATAACATCCGTAAACCTATCTATTACGTCCACGAATTCTCCCTCTCAAATTGCTCATCATTGATTTGCCGCGCGATAAAGTAGACCCAGAACTTTTAACAATATTATCATCGTTCTTATACACTACTTCCTGCTTCACTTCAATCATTTTTTGTACAGGATTTTGTAGCCGAATTTCTATTCTTTCCCAGTCCTTTTCCGTGTATCTATGTGCCCGTATGGTTGAGTGATGCAATGCAGCATAAGCATAAACCAAAGTATCAAGCGGCTCATTTCTAACGCCTGGTTTTTTAACGTAACGCCTTGTTTTTTTATCATAAGCCTCTGATACTATACCAGCAAAGTAGCTGTCATCGAATTGATTGCTTACACGCAACATGCGATCTTCCGGCAGCTTTTCAGAGTCGCTAACCAGTCGACCAAAAATAATATGCTTAATTTCCACGGTGCCGACCGAATGTATCATTACGCCTTTTTTGTCGTAAATACCCTTAAAATTAACGTCCTGCAAACTACCCTTACTGAGCGGTTGCGCGTTAATTCTAGTCGATCCAAACCCTGCAATTGCACACCTGATACGCTTAGACCTGACATAGTTTTTTACCGCCTCCCCACGGTGGCCACCTATATCAATCAAAGTTCCTGAAATCGGCAGCTCATGCCCAGATTCATGCAGGATTTTAGTATTTAGTAGCTCCGTTAATTGATCCCACACCACGCCGTCCGCTGGGTCTCCCATCAATTCCACGTAATCCAATGGTATAGCTTTCAATCCCCGACCCCACCCGACAACATGCACAGCAAGCCGGTTATCCTGAGTATCAACTCCGGCAGTAATAAGCAATACATCATGCGGAGCAATACGCAGATTAATATCTTCCGCGCGCTCTTTCAGTGCATCAAAGCTGACGGCCTGCACTGATCTCTTCCATGTGCGTGCAAGCCTGGTATTATAAAACACGATCATCATTGCGTCATTGCCAGCATCGAATTGCTTTTGTGCTTCTTCGTGTTCATCCATCAAATCAGACCAGGATAGCCAGCCATAAGGCAGGTACATGGAACTGGATGTAAATGATTCTGTTTGCAAATTACTACCTTCTACAGGCTCAGACCATAAGCCTTTGGAGAACATTTTGATCTTATCTTGTTCACGGTGCATGCCGCCGCATGACTCACACGGGTACATTGCCAGACCATCATCAGTTCTAAGAAGCTTCTCGAATATTAACTCCTGCGCGTGGCCGCAATGGATACACTCAGCTAATGCGCGCCGCTGAGTTCCTGATTCAAATAACTCTGCTATTCTTGATTCGCCATCAATCGTGGGGCTGGAATAATAATATGATTTTTTATTATGTTTGAAGGTTGTTTGCCGTGACTCCGCAAGCTTTATTGGGTCTCCCTCACCATCGACGTTAGCAGTGCATCTATCAACTTCATCAATAGCCACTCGCCGCGCTGGTAATTCAGATAGATTTGCAGCGCTCCCTGCCGTAGCTATAAATAAACTACCACCAACATATTCTTTTATGTCAAGATTGTTTTTTGCGTCTCTTGAGTTTGGTTTTGCAACCAAATCACGAAGCTCACTAACTGCCGCTATTGTTTTATCTATACGCCCAGCTATACGTTTTTGTAGCTGACCTGTTGGCATAAGCCACAAAAAATTGCTTGGCGATTGGTGCACTGTTGACCCGAACCAGTTTAAACAAACTTGTGTTTTAAATTGCTGGCTTGATACCATACAGACAACAGTTTCACATGTATGATCATCTGATAGTGCGCGCATGACATCGCGAGCGTGAGGTGTTCTTTGTGTTCTGTATGGGCCGTATTCATTCGATCCACTTGACTTCGGGATAACCATGAAACGATCTGACCATTCATCGACCGGAAGATCAAAGTCAGGAAGAAGACCAAGAGACAGTGTATCGTATAGTTTTTGGTAGCAGATCACTTGTCAATCACTGGTAGCTTGGAAAATTGTTCAAGTATCAATCTGTATTCTTTGTTCAGTAGGCTTTCTATTTGTTTAACGTCATTTATACTAGCCAAGTCAGGCGCAATCCTTCTTGATAGAGTTATTAGTCCATCGCGAAATTGACGCGCACGCTCGAAAATAACTTTGTCAACCTGATCGCGCTCAACATATTCACCTTTCATAACATTTAACTTAAACTCGGCTGATCTAGCTTCGGCAATTTCACGAATAGTTCTTGCCGCATGATAATCTAGCTCCACATCTTCAGATTTATTTTCTTCTACATTGCTAAAAATCGGCGAATATTTTTCAGTTCTTATTTTTGATGTTGGATGCAATTTATCACCCAATTGTCGGTTAAATTCGTCTACTGACATTTTTTCGGTTTCGTCAAAAACCAGGTCTCCCCGCTTAATCCATGTATTTATAGATTGCCGCGTGATCCCCAGCTCTTTAGCTAGTTTCGCCTTAGTTAGCGGAGTATCTGTCAATCGACTTCACACCAGAGAAAAATTCAGAATAAAAATCATGCAGACCCTTGTCGTTATGTATTGCCGTCTGCTCCATCCTTGGATTAGTATTAACATTAGCGCTTGACTCGATTACCAAAGTCATTCCGCTAGTGCCCCCGCTCATTAACATGATTTTGCTATGATTCCTTGCTACGACAATTTCAAAATCGAACTCTTCGCGCATCTTTAAGAGTTTGGAATATTCGGCCGGATAAGTCCCGGGGTATATTTCCCCCAAATATAACCTCAATTTCTTAATGCGATCATGCCGCATCATGTCAATGAGATTGTCAATATCGCTGTCAGCAATCACCCATGTCGATATTAAAACCTCATCGAATTTGTAATTGATCATGTAGAAAGTCATAAAGCTCATAGAATCCACGTCACCGCTCGACATGACATGATAAGAGTCACCAACATCGACAGATTCAGGCAAAATAGACCGCAATACCTCTTCGCTTTTGGCTCTTCTTGTTAAATGTCTATTTTTTCTTTTTATTGCAGACGTTCCGCTTTTCGTTTCAACTTTGTTTTTATTCGAAATATTTCTTTTTATCGCATCAAAATTATCAAATAAGCTTGCATTCACGGTTTTTTTCCAATCTTAATTTTAAAGAGCTCCCACAATCCGGGGTGCATTCTGCTTTCACCACCCTCCCAGTGCTGCCACGTTCGCAAGGCAGAATAAATCAATTTAGCTGCTTTTTCTTGAGATAAATTCGCGCTTCCCCTGGCTTCTATTATTTCTTCAGGTTTGGGATTGCTCGCCGGGGTTT